CGGATGTGCTTCTAGGGTGTTCCTATGGGGAAGGCTTTGGCGTGCCCGTAGTGGAGGCTCAGGCGTGCGGAACTCGCGTAATCACTTCAGGATTCGCCGCAACGCAGGATTTAGCCGGTCCTGATTCTTGGATAGTCGGAGGGCAACCATTCTGGGACGAGGCGCAACAAGCGTTCTTTTCTATCCCATTCGTGCAGTCAATGGTCGAGGCACTCAAGGAAGCGCAGGCTGCACCGAAGGGCGTCTCGCAGCAAGCCATTGACTTTGCTAAGCAGTTCGACGTAGATCGCGTCTGGGAACAATACTGGAAGCCATTTTGGGAGTCAAAGTTTGGCAACGATTAGCCTACCGCTGGCAATCTGGGGAGACGGCTACGGCCAGTTCCTAGAACGCTGGCTAGAGGGCGTGTCTGGTTTAGTTAGACAACCGGACGAGATAGTCCTAGTCACGGACGAGCAGAACCAAGACCTGCGAAAGAAAATCAAAACCGACATCCCGCTGCAAAGTCATTACCTAAAGGCTAAGGACTACCGACTATGGGACTACGCAATTCGCCAGGCGACCTCAGACTGGATTGCTATTTGCAACGTCGATGACGTGTTCCTACCTCACGCCTTAGACACAATCGACGAAGCAGACCGCGAGGGCTATAACCTTCTAATCGATTCCCTAGTCGTCAAACAAACGGGACACGTCTGGCGCGGCTACTGGGATGCCGGAATGATTCCTTACCGCTTTACGATGCCAGGCGCGGAGCCAATGAGAAAAGACCTATACATCGAGGCAGGCGGATTCGACTACAAGTTTCAATACCCAGACTGGGCGCTGGCCGTGAAGATGGTTGCTAAGGGCATCGCCAGGCCGTTTACCTCAAACACTGAACGCATAATCTTTGACACCGGTAGCGATCGACTAACCCTAAGCGGAGGGCAGCAGAACCCTTCGGTCAAAGCTAGAGGCTCGGCGCAGGTACACGAACTCGCACAAGAACTAGGACTGCGATGAAGATACTCGTATTAGGTGCTCAGGGGATGCTGGGCCACAAGGTAGTCAAAGCCCTAGACGGCTTAGACGTAATCGCTCCGAGTCGCTCGGACTATAACGCGCCAGATTCCCTAGCAAGATACAAGCTCACCGATGACGACTACGTGGTCAATTGCATTGGAGCAATCCCTCAGAAGGACAAAGACATGAACGAGATGCGAAGGGTGAACGCAGAGTTCCCGCATCTACTCCGAGCCGAAGGAAACTTTCGAGTTATCCAAATAGCCACCGACTGCGCGTTCTACGGCGACACTGGTAACTACAGCGAGAACTCACTACGCAACGCTCAAGATTTCTATGGACGCAGCAAAATTATGGGAGAGCTGGCAAGCTTTATGAACCTGCGCTGCTCAATCATCGGCCCAGAACTAACTAGCAAGCGATCGCTATTCGAGTGGGTAAGAAACCAACCGCAAGGCGCAACCCTGCACGGCTTCGTTCGTCACCGCTGGAACGGCATAAGCACCGATGCCTTCGCAAAGATAGTGCGCGGAGTAATCGACAACGACCTATGGTTCGCAGGGATGCAACACGTCCTACCGGCAGACCAGGTAAGCAAGCACGAACTGGTCAAGATGATAGCGGCGCGAACTCAAAGAGATGACCTTGAAATAGTCCCAGCAATCACCGGCATAGTAGATAGAACCCTGACTACAGTGAGGCCGTATTTGAACGACCTACTTTGGAGCAAAGCAGGTTACGACCGAGTGCCAACCATTCAAGACTTGGTTTCGGGCATAGCGATAGACTAGAGACATGGCCATTACCAACGGATACTGCACGCTTAGTGACATCAAGGCTGCGCTCAGAATCACGGACTCCGTAGACGACGCGCTATTGGAACTCAGCGTCGAGGCAGCGAGCCGACAGATTGACGGCGCAACAGACAGAATTTTCTACAACGCAGGAAGCGCTACTCGCGTATTCCTACCAACTGATCCGTACGCTTGCGAGATTGACGACCTAGTTTCTTTGACTTCGCTCAAGACATCCTCGGCAGCAGACGGGAACTTTGACGTTACCTGGACTTCAACCGATTACGAGGCGCATCCCTTGAACGGATTGTCGGGCGGACAATACTGGCCGACCAACGAGTTCAAAGCAATCGGCGACTATCTTTTCCCAGTCTGGACGACCTCGACAACAAACAGCAACGAGGCGACCGTGCAGGTGACCGGAACGTGGGGATGGAGTAGCGTACCGACTGCAATCAAGCAGGCAACCATTCTCTTAGCCATGAGGCAGTTCAAGCGTTACGATTCACCGCTCGGCGTAGCAGGCTTTGGAGATCTAGGCGCAATCCGAGTCGGCAAGCTCGACCCAGACGTAGACGCTTTGGTCATGCCGTACAAGAAGGTCACCGCAGCCTAATGCCAACCATTACACAAATCCGCGACGGCATCGCTACTAATCTGCAAACGATTAGCGGGCTTCGCACATCCGCTGAGGTTCCGGACAACCCGAACCCTCCGCAGGCCGTAGTCCAGATGGGCAACGTCTCATACGACACGGCATTTCAGGGCGGACTTACAACCTACTCATTTATAGTTTCAGTCATCGTTGCAAGGGTGACTGAGGGCCGAGCGCAGGAGAGGCTAGATGCCTATGCCAGCACTTCGGGCGCTTCATCCGTAAAGGAAGCAATCGAATCCGACCGAACCCTCGGCGGAGTCGTTGCGGACGTACGCGTAGTCGAGATGACAAACGTTGGTGCGGTATTATTGGGTGAGGCAACTTACATAGCCGCAGACTTTGCGGTTACGGTTTACGCAGAATAAAAAGGAGAAACTCGTGGCCAAGTTCGTAGCAACTGACTACAGCATCACGATCAACGGGTCAGACTTTAGCTCAAGTTTGGCCGCAGTTACCCTAGACATCACCGCTGAGGAGCAGGACACAACTGCTTTCGGTTCTGGCTTCAGGACTCGCATCGGTGGCCTAAAGGACGGTTCAGTCACTCTGGACTTCCACCAGGACTTCGGTGCTGCATCGGTAGACGCAACCCTATTCCCACTACTGGGAACTCAGGCAACCGTCGTAGTCAAATCAACCAGCTCAGCAGTTGGGCCAACCAACCCTACCTACACCGCAACCTGCCTAGTAACGCAGTACCAGCCATTCGCTTCCAACGTAGGCGACCTGGCTACCCTCAGCGTCACCTGGCCAACCAGCGGATCGGTAACTCGCGCAACAGCATAAGGAAACTAAATGCAAACCAACCTACACATCACTTACGCTGACGGCACTAAGGCGGAGGTAGTAACCTCACCGGCCGACATCGTTGCATTCGAGGCTAAGTTTGAGATAGGTGTAAGTCGTCTGAACCAAGACCCAAAGATGACTTACATCTATTTCCTAGCTTGGCACGCAGCCAAAAGAACTAAGGTCACTAACCTTGAGTTCGAGGCCTGGGTAGAAACCATCGAGGAAGTAAGCTCAGACCCAAAAGCTTCGTAGGGCTAGGCGAGGATTCGTATCACTGGCGAATCGCGTGGATTGCGGTCGAGACTGGAATCAGCCCTATCGATCTAATGCAACTGGACTCCAGGATGTTCTGGACTCTAAGCAAGTACCTAGAGTTCAAGGCTCAGCGCCAACACCGTAAGCGGTAAACTTATAGGCGAGGAGCGTGCGGATGATTACCCCAACAGTAAACGCGGAGAAAATCCGCGATGCAATCAAAGAACTTCGCAACGTAGACCCTAACCTCGTCAAAGAACTACGCAAAGAACTACGCACGAAAATCTCGCCGCTTGCTAGGCAGGTCGCAGAAGCCGTGCCAACTGACCCTCCGCTATCAGGATTCGGCAACACTGGTTCGACTGGCTGGTCAGACGTAGTGCCTAAGATTTCATTCACGCCAGGTCGCTCACGCAAGACCGGTAATCACCTAGTCTCAATCCGAGTACAGCCACGCGCAGCAAAGCGCGGTCTATACATTGCAGAACTCGGAGGCTCAAGGACTCGCGGTGTTTCTAACCGAGGCCGTGCAATGATCCGCAACCTAAACGCACGCTACCCGATGAAGGGACGCGGTGGACGTTTCGCCTACAGGAAGTTCCGACTACTAAGGCCCGACGCAGTGAACCTCGCGACCGACGCGCTGAACCGCTACGTCCGGCAAGTAAATAGAAAGCTGAAGTTCTAATGGCAATCAATCTCCCCATAGTCTCCAAGTTCTCGGACGCTGGAGTAAAGGCTGCGGAGTCGAGCCTAAAGAAGTTCTCTCAGTTCGCTAAGCAATCGGCCGTCGCTGCTACCGCTGCCATTGCCGGTATCGCTACAATCTCAATCCGAGAGTTCGGAAACTTCGACTCTGCCCTACAGCAATCCGTTTCAATTATGGGCGACGTGTCAGATGCCCTCAGAAACGACATGGCGGACGCGGCTAGGGAAGTAGCCAAGACAACTACGTTCTCCGCTGAGCAGGCCGCTGAGAGCTTCTACTTCCTAGCTTCGGCAGGTTTGGACGCAACCGCTTCGATTACCGCGATGCCAAAGGTTGCTCAGTTCGCACAAGCGGGTATGTTCGACATGGCCCGCGCTACAGACTTGCTCACCGATGCTCAATCTGCACTCGGCCTTACCATCCGCGATGATGCGATCGCGAACATGGAGGAAATGGTTAGAGTCTCTGACGTGCTCGTTAGGGCCAACACACTAGCCAACGCATCGGTCGAGCAGTTCTCGGTCGCCTTGACCGGCCTTACCATCCGCGATGATGCGATCGCGAACATGGAGGAAATGGTTAGAGTCTCTGACGTGCTCGTTAGGGCCAACACACTAGCCAACGCATCGGTCGAGCAGTTCTCGGTCGCCTTGACGACAAAGTCAGGTGCGGCCTTGCGTGCCTTGAACAAGGACATGGAGGAAGGTGTTGCGGTTCTAGCAGCCTTCGCTGACCAGGGTATCAAGGGTGAGATAGCTGGTACGCAGTTGTCTATTGTTTTGCGTGACCTAACGACTAAGGCAATCAAGAATAAGGAAGAGTTTGCTTCACTTGGTCTTGAGGTCTTTGATGCTCAAGGCAACATGAGAAACCTCGGAGACATTATTGCTAACCTCGAAGATGTCTTGGGTGGTATGAGTGATGAGACTCAAAAGGCAACTCTGCTACAGGCAGGATTTTCGGACAAGTCGCTAGCTTCGATTCAGGCTTTGCTTGGAACCTCAGATGCAATCAAGAACTATGAGAAGGAACTAAGGGTCGCTGGAGGAACAACCGACGAAGTAGCAAACAAGCAGCTCGAATCATTCAACGCTCAGATGGACTTGCTCAAGTCTCGACTATTGGACGTTGCAATTGAAATTGGTGGGCAACTCGCTCCGCGCTTACTTGAGTTGCTAGATCGCATTAGTCCAATCATTGACCAAGCCGCTCCGGTCATGCTCGACTTGTTCGACAAGATTCAAGCAGTTCTAACTAGGGTTTACGAAGAAGTTAGTCCGCTAATCGAAGCGGCATTGCCAACCTTCTTGAAACTATTTGAGGACTTGCGCGAGCCAGTAGGTCAGGTGCTTGAGTTCTTGCAGATACTGGGTGAGACGGTACTCAATGCGGTAATCAAGTTAGTGACAAACGAAGCTTTCCTCGGCGCGCTAGCAAGTATTGGAAAATCATTCGGCACTATCGCAGAACAAATCGGCATCGTTCTCAAATCGCCTATCGTTCAGTTCTTGCTTGACTTGACTAGCGGAGTAATAATCACTGGACTAAACATTCTTGCTGCCGCTCTAGAAGCAGTGGCTAACGTATTCCAGCGAGTAATTGATGTCATAAACGCCTTCAACCGAACTAGCGTGCAACAAAAGCAACTACCAGGCGGGGCCATGAACTCCGTCTCAGGCTTCCAAATCAATAGAGGCACTCAAACCTACGTCCCAGGTATGGCAGATGGTGGCATCGTCCTACCAACGCCAGGCGGAACGCTTGCGATTATCGGTGAGGCTGGGCAGAGCGAAGCAGTAATCCCGCTAGATCGACTCGACTCAATGATGGGCAGAGGAAGCAACATAAACATCACCGTCAATGCCGGCATGGGTGCAGACGGAAGCAGGATTGGTCAGCAGATTGTAGACGAGATTCTTAGGTACGAACGCAGCAGCGGTCGAGTCTTTGCGAGGGCATAATGGCCGTCAAAGTTGAGATAGGCTTTGACCTCACCGATTCTCCCATCGGGCCATTCTTTAGGCTTGACGATCCGGTAGCGGGAGTCCTTGACAACACTGAGTACACACTCGCAGGCACAATCTTCTATGACGTCACGGAGTACGCAGAACAGATAAGCAGCCAGCGCGGTAAGTCACGTCTGCTAGATAAGTTCCAAGCCGGAACACTATCGGTCACCTTCAACAACACGAACCGCTACTTTGACCCGACCTACACAAGCTCACCGTTCTTCGGCAACATCGTTCCCAGGCGCGAGATAAGAGTAAGCGTCGATGACGTGTATCAATTCTGGGGAGTCATCGATGACTGGAATTTGAATTTTGAACCGCAAGGCAAGCAAACGGCAGTAGCAATCGCCTCGGATGGATTCACCATCTTGGCAAACCAAACGCTTAGCAGTCGCACTAACGCAGTCGAAGATACGGGTTCACGCATCAATACAATCTTGAGTCTTGCTGACATTGAGTGGCCAGTCGATAATCGCGACATTGATACAGGTGCTCAGACATTAGGCGCAGACACAATCGAGGAAGATACAAATGCGCTTGCCTATCTACAGAGAGTCGAGCAATCCGAGCCAGGTAGATTATTTATAGGTAAGGCTGGTGACTTAACTTTCCGCGATCGCACAGTTGCACCTACAACCTCAACCCTGGTCGAATTGGCAGATGATGGAACCGGCATTCCGTTCCAGATTCTTTCAGTTGAGTATGGCAGCGAATTGCTTTACAACGAAATCGTCGTTAGCTCTGCCATCACTAGCGGCACTGCTATAAGCAACAACTCAACCTCGCAAGGTGAGTACGGCATAAAGAACCTAACTCAGACTGACTTGCTAATGAGCACTACTGAATCAGCTCAGGAGATTGCAGACTTCTATGCAACTAAGTTTGGCGAACCTGAGTTTAGATTCAATCGCATCGAAGTCAAGCTTGACGAACTCAGCGCACCTCAAAAAGCTGAAATCATTGCGCTAGAACTTGGCGATGTTGTCTCGGTGCTTTTCACTCCAGGCATCCCTCCCGCAATTGAAAAGTACGCGGAGGTAATTCAAATTGAAAATGTCATCACTCCGGTCTCTCACGTTGTTAGGCTGGGATTCTCAACACTAGACTTCAGCGCATTAGTTTTGGATGACTTAGTATTCGGTAAACTAGATGAGGACGCGCTCGCGTTCTAAGAGAGGATTAACATGGCTGGAGCTGGCCGTAAGGTTTTTGCAGTAAGCGAGGTGCTAACAGCTGCAAACGTAAATGATTATCTAATGGATCAAAGTGTCATGGTCTTTGCAGATTCCGCAGCACGATCTAGCGCCATTGGAACGCCAACCGCAGGAATGGTTAGCTACATAACAGACACCTCAACGCTTCAGGTTTATGGAACCGCTTGGGCCGACGTTTCTAATCCAGGCGACATTACCGCAGTTACCGCGGGCTACGGCTTGTCTGGTGGCGGATCATCGGGCGACGTTACCATTAGTGCTT